AGTGCCCACAGTCGATCAGGCCGACGGATTTGAGCAATGCATCGCCGGGTGGTCGGAGTGCGTTTTGATGGCGGATGACGTTTTGGCTAAATACCACGAGCTTGAGGCAACGACGGTGGACACCGATAAGCCGATTGGTTTATTAAGGGTAAAAGACGGGGACTCGATGGGAAAGATGATTTTCGACCCGCCAGAGTTTGAGATAACCCGTATTCGTGATCCCGACACTTATGAAATCTTAGCTCATGTCAGCGACTACCACGGCAACATCACAAGCGATCAACCCATGAGGTACATCTTTGGAGTCGGAAATGTAGAATCAATTTTGCGCGTCCTTCCAGACGGCTCGACAGTGGCCCCGTTGTGGCCGACTTACAATGCCGATGGAGACTACCTAGCAGGCCCAGGCGAGCCGCTTGAACTCGACCTCATGTATTTTGACGAACTAAAAGTCACGGTCGACGGCGACACCAAGGGAAACGTTCACGAGGTGGTCGTGTTTTGCGAGGGCGGAGAAACCGTGAGCATGGGGTGTGACCGATGAAAATCATAGATGATCTTCGTGAAATAGTACGCCTGTTGGAGGTCATCGACGCTGCTAAAAAGCGCGATAAGGTTCATTGGTGGTGGGGGCTGACGATTGAACAGAGGCTGGTGACAATTTCCTATGTTGTTTTGGCATTGTTTGTGATTTGTTGCGCATTGCACTTTAGCTTAACCGACCCTAGGGATGTTATCAACGAACGCGACCAATTCTTAACACTGGAAAGCGGGTCAACTCTGCTAATGAGCATCGCATACGAAAACAGTAGCCTTTCAATCGCTTCACATACAGATAAAGAACTTATCCCGCAAGCAGGAATTGACTCCGGCGATACCATTAAGTGGTTTGACCTTAACGCGGTTGAGGGTGGCGGGTATGATCATTACCCATATATTAAGGCTGACCATTTTAGGGTTAGCGCGCTACCGCGTGTGAGGTGTCCACGGTGTCGGCGTAAATTAAAAGGAGGGACCAAATGAAAGTCAGCGACATAAAACTTGAGGACTTAACGCCGGAAAAGATGACGGAAATAACGCGGTTTAGGACAGAATTTAACGCCGCCAAGGATTACAAAGATTTTGCCAACGCAATATCGCCATATAGGAGGGAAGATGAAAATAACGATTGAGCGCGACGCGCTTGTCGCAGGGCTGGCGTCGGCAAAGCGCCTTGTGTCGCACGGCAACGTAATGGACGTGCTGAAATGCTGTCTACTAACCGCCGAAGACAACTCGTTGTTGATAGCAGCCACCGACTTGAACGTATCGACCACCAACAAAATCCCGGTTGATTGCCAGAGTCATGGGTCCGTCGTGGTTGACACTGTGCGGCTATTTAAGGTTGCGAGCGCCCTCGCTCCCGGCCCTGTTGACATCGAATTCATGCCCGATGATTTTGCAATCAAGGTAAAAAGCGGCAAGCGGGTGGCGAAGATCAAGACACTGGACGCCGAGGATTATCCCAAAATTGACACTGGCGACGATCAAAAATATTGCGAGATTCCACCAGGCGTCCTAGTTGAAATGATAACGAAGGTTATAGGGGCCATCGGCGAAGAGATTGGGCGTTACGTGCTAGCCGGGGCCTACATTGAATTTGTCGAGGATGGCGGTTTGTTGATGGCCGCGACCGATGGGCACATTATGTGTAGGGTTTCAAGGGAAATTAACCATAACGGACTTACCGCAGACGGAGTTATAGTTCCCCGTGATGGTATTGTCGAGATTTTAGAGGCGTCAAGGTGCTCGCCTGATTCGGCAAGCGTGGCCATCAGTGAAAAAAGCTTCTATTTCAAGACAGACGATTTTTCCATAGCGGCGCGAACTATAAGCGGCAAGTTTCCATTGAGGAGCATTAATCAAATAGTTGACCTTGGATGGCAAAGCAAAGCGGTCGTTGATACCGCTCAGATGGTTGATGCTGTAAAATTCGCATCAATAGGAAACCTTCTTTCAATAACCATGGAATTCAAGCCAGAATCAATCATCGTCAGTGGGAACAACCCGTTAACCGGCAAAGCCGAAAATGAGGTAGACGCCAAGCATGATGGCGATGAAATGAAATTTAACGTTAATCCGTCGCTGATGATAGGATCGTTGAAAAACATGGGAGAAAAAACGACAATCGAGACTATAGACGAATTGTCCCCATTGCTTTTTAGGTCTGATGACAAGGACTATTTGGCAGCGGTGATGATTCAACGGCGATAAAGGAGGATGAAATGATCGAGAAATGGATCGAGTCAATGGTATGGGTTGGTAGCGGGTTCCATTATACGACACACTCCGCCAGGGAATGCCCAAAGTGTGAGCAGATACATACGTATATGGGGCCGCCGCCTGATGAATGCAAGTCTTGTGGGTGGCGTCCGACCGACCGGTTAACGGAGTTGGAGGATGAACTAAATTTGACACTGATAGAACGGCTATCTGGGCGTATGCCTGTCAAGGGCGACGTTTCGCTTGTCATAGAGGCCGTGCTGTTGTTGATCAAAGCGGAAAAGGAGCGAGCGGGATGAATGGCCCAAAACCATGTTGTGGCGATAGCATCATCTACGTTGGAGGCGGCAAATTTAGCACGTATGACGAAACATTTACACTAAATGGGACATGCCACAATTGCGGCGTTGAAATGACAGTTGAGGTAACTGGATGGACTGTAATGGATATTGAAAAGGCCGAACGCGGCAAACCGACCGACGACAATGAGACTGACCTTAAATCATACTTGCGTAGATACGAGGAGTACGAGCGTAAATGCGATGATATCAAGTTCACTTGTAAACCGACCGACGACAAGGAGGGGTAGTTTATGAAAAAGGGTGTGGTGATTTATACAGACAGCGGTGGTGGGTATGCAGTGATGACGGCCATAGACTTGCGTGAAATAGCCAAGGGCTTAGATGCGGTAAATGTAAGAAAGGAAAAGCAGCGCAATATTCGCGTGTTTATTGATGGGTGCATAGAGGAATTTGAACTTGAGGACATAACCTAGCTTGACAACCACCGCCAAAGCGCGGTAAACAGATCGACGACAAGGAGGGATGAAGATGGAATATATTAAAACGGCCAACGGAACTATTGGAGTAAGCATTAAACTCGTTACGCCAAAAATGGCAGATGCTTGGCTTGGCAAAATGGGACCAAACAGAAACTACCGTTCTGCCAGCTCAAAAATGATGGCCGACGACATTATTCGTGGTTGGTGGAAAACGACTCACCAAGGAATTGCGTTTGATGAAAACGGCGATTTAATAGATGGCCAACACCGGTTACATGCAATTATAATTGCTGGCAAGCCGGTTGAAATGTTGGTGTTTACGGGTGTGCTCAAAAACACCAGGATAGCAATCGACCAACATAGTCGAAGGTCACCAGCAGACAATATATTTTTTGAGACTGGGCAAAAGCCACCCAAGTCAGCGATCGGTTCATTGCAAAGATTTTTGGCAGGCCCAAACAGGGGTCATCCCAAGTTATCGGTGTCTGCCATTAACCAAATGTATGCAAGGCATTCCGATGCGATTAGTTTTGTAACGTCATCAATCCCGGGCGATAACTCCAAATTGTCTGGAATCAGGATAGCGTCCGTTTTCGGAGCATTGATGCGGGCATACTACAACGAAGATCATGTGTTGCTTGCCCGGTTTGGTGGAATTCTTGGTAGTGGATTTTCTACAGGGGATGATCGTGACCGCGCAGTAATTTATTTGCGTGATTATTTAAAAAACACATGTGATGAAACCGGTGCGTCGGTGAGGCTCAAAAAGTACCTTAAGACAGAACGTGCGGTAGTGGCATTTTGTGGCAATGAACACTTGAAAAAATTAGTGTGTCCATCAACTGAACTTTACCCAAACATTAGAAGAGCCGACTTGACAACCACCGCCTAGCACGGTAAAATACAATCGGTGGTGGCAGGCGGGTCTTTCTCCTTTTCGCCCGTGCTTACCCAGGCAACTGCCACCACTGTCTTAAAAAGGGGGTTCATGGAAACTAAAGACGATAACGTAGTGCCAACCGACGCCCAAAAAGAATTGGTGCTCGATTGGTACGAGAAAAGTGGATTGTCTGTTGACCAATTGCCAAAGCATGACACGCTGCTAGGATTTCCAGTAATCATGACTGACAAGATGGAGACAATGGGCGACATCAAATTCGGCTATTGCCCGGTATGCAATGACAAAGGATGGGTCTCGTCGCCAACATCATACGGCATCGTCGTGTGTTCATGCCAACAACCAAGGGGGTCCAAGTGAAAAAACTTATAATCGCGGCAATCATGTTTTTATCCATGCCAGCCATGGCGGCGGTAAACCTCAGCCCACACATTGACATCGGAATATCCGGTATTATGGTATTGCCAGGAACGGCGGGGGGCGTATCCATCGGCATGACCATGTTTGAATCAGACGATTGGAAATTTATCAGGGTGGCAGCGGCAACCACTTTCATTCACACCGACTGGATTGAAATTCAGCCTGTTGGCTATGGATATGGACCCATCACCGCATGGGTAGGAGCTGGGGTGCTCATGAGGGCAGAGTACATGGATGAATACCGGATTTGTCATAGGTGGGGAGTGACGGGGACCGTGGCAGTGAGGTTGAAATGAGAGATTGCGAAGATTATACACGCGGAGGCCACATGATACCGCACTTGAAGGTTTACGCTGGATGGGTATGGAGCGAGAGTTGTTATTTTCTTAGGCCCAACCCCGATAGCATGCCTGGCGCTGTATGCACCGTTGGCAAAAAAAGCGTGGTCAAACATTGCGAAAGGCCCAAACTTGACAAACCGACCGGCATGACCGATGAACAGTTAAAGCGGATTATGGAGGGGGGGGAATGAACAAAGAACTTTATGCATACGTGAGCGTGGATGACGTGCCAATTGTCAAGGCATGCAGAGAATTCAATGAAGCTTTGCGTAATTTGTCTATCGTGTTTTGTCGTGAGACCGGCCTTAACTGGTTGACTGTGACGCTTAATGACTGGCTGACGATTGACGAGGGAGGAGACGATGCGAACGATTGAAGAGCCTCACGAGGGTGGCGTGGTTGATGGGCCGGCAACTCCGGTATCTAATGGCGACGGAACTCCAAATAACCCAACCATGACAATCGTTAGATATGCGCCAGAACGAGATAATAACGGGAGCCTAATTCTTCCAGTAAATGTGACGTGTCCCGAACTCGTATGTGTTGCTAATTGGGTTGAAAAAATTGTGGTATTTCTTTATGTCTGTAACTCCCCTTGACAAACCGGACGGCATAGACTAACATGAGGGTATGACAAGGACGCTTACATTCGATACGCCTGAAAAGTTGCAGTCCGCAATTGATAGTTACTTTGACAGCTTGAGGATTGAAATAGACGGCAAATTTGAGGACGGCATACCGCTTATAAGTGGATTGGCGTATCACCTTGATATATGTACTCAAACACTAATCAACTATGAAAAACGTGAGCCTTACTTTGCGATTGTAAAAAGGGCCAAGCAGAGAGTTGAAATGTACTATGAGCGGGCATTGATGGATAAGAACACCACCACTGGCTCGATATTCAATCTTAAGTGTAACCACCGATGGGTTGATAGGCAGTACATCGAGTCCAACCAGACGCACAAGCTCTTGACCGAAGTGCCCATTGACGACTTGAGGGATGCTGCAAGGCGGATGCTGAACAATGGCGACGACCCCGACCCTGAATGAACGCGACACGCTCGAAGCGGCCATAGCTCTTTCGGCCCGTAACTCCATCCACGATTATGCAAGGGTGATGCTCGATGACCGGTACCCGCATAAGTGGTTTCATCAACAAGTATGCGACGCTCTTGAGGCGCTTGACAAGGGGGACATTCTAAGGCTCATGGTATTCATGCAACCACGCTTTTACAAGTCCATGCTTTGCTCAATCATTTTTACATCGTGGTTCATGGGCCGACATCCCGGCAAGGCCGTTATCAGTACCGCCTATGGGGACCGACTCTCCCGTAAACACTCCCGCAAAACACTCCGCATGATGCGCCAACCGCTTTACAATCGCATATTTCCAGGTACCGTCCTTGACCCCAAAGCCCAGGCAACCGATGAATGGTATACCACTGAGGGCGGCGGGTTGATATCCGCGGGTATAGGCGGCGGCATTACAGGCACTGGCGGTGACTTGATCATCATTGATGACCCGGTAAAGGGGGCCAAGCAAGCGGCGTCCGAAGTCGAACGTGAGACGGCGTGGGAGTGGTACTTAAACGATTGCAGCACACGCCTTGAGAAGCCAGGGCGGATGGTCATGCCTATGACGCGGTGGCCCGGTGGTGACGACCTTGCAAGCCGTATCCTGAACAGCGTCGAGGCCAAGCACTGGCATATCATCAGGTTTCCTGCTATCGCAGACGGCAAAGAGGACTATGATATCAGGGACATTGGCGATCCATTGTGGCCCGACAAGGTATCACTAGAAGAGCTTGAAATGATTCGCGAGCGTAACGGACCCTACAATTGGGCTGCGCTTTATCAACAAGACCCGCAACCACAAGACGGGCGTATCCTCGACAGCCGCAAGATCGTCCTTGATCTAGACCTCGACAACCTACCAGAGTACGACCGCATTGTCATCTCATGGGACACCGCGTTTGAGAAGCACAGTCAAGCTGATTGGTCAGTGGGCACGGTATGGGGACAGACGCCAACGGCATACCACTTGCTTGACGTGATGCGCGGTAGATGGACGTTCCCGACGCTCAAGACTCGTGTGGTGGCGCTGTATGACAAGTGGACACTGACGCTACCCAAAGACGCTGACGGCAACCAGGAGAGCCGTACGCCGGACTCTGTGATAGTAGAGCAGGCAGCGTCTGGGCGCGATATCATACACGAGCTACGAGCCAACACCAACTTACCAATCATCGCCATCAAGGTAAAGAACGATAAAATAGCGCGAGCCAATGGCGTGTGCGGTCGATTCGAGGCCGGGCGTGTGCATGCCCCCGCGCGAGCGCCTTGGCTGGCGGACGTATTCAACGAACTTGACTACTTTCCAAATGGGGCAAATGATGATATCGTAGACAGCGTGGTACATGCGTTAAGGTACATGACAAGAACATCGGGAAGCGCGTTGGCGTAAAGGGGGAATGATGGCAAGGAAAAGCAAGGCACGGCAATTGGTTGTTGACAATGGCGCAGTTAAGGAGTCTGATGATCACCGCCGCGTATACCGTGAGCGCGATTACGGACTCGATTGCACCGACTACCTACCCGCTCAGACTTGGCCGCGTGGGGCGTGCTCAAAATCGCTGACTTGTGATTGGGTTGGCGATATGCTAAACTTGAGTGGGCATGGCGAGATATGCAGTGGAAAACGTAAGGAGACAAATGAAAATCAAGATTAAGGGTAACGGACATCACAGTAATACAGCCGTGGTATCGCTAGAAGACGGCACACCCATCGACGGGGTAGTTGTCATGAACATTCTCGTGAGGCCGGGCTTGCCGAACGTGGCAGAGTTGGTTGTCGAAGGCGTACATCTTGACTTAGAAGCTGATGCGCGAATAACCCCTGTGCCTGACGGCATGGTAGCCGAGGTCGTGACGGTTGGCGCGTTGGAAGTCAAAAGTCCTGACATGGGCGGCGAGGACAAAACAGACGACGAGGATTAGATCATGACATGGTATGACCCTCGAACGTGGGGTAAAAAGACGGTCGACGTTGACGGGGCATTGCTCCCCGGAAGCTATAACGACATTGATTGGAGCGCAGATAACTACTGGGCTCTTAGCCGCGAGGGCATGGAGGCGTGTTCGACCGTCTATACTTGCATCAATCGTACCGCCATCGTCGGGGCTACTATCCCGCTTGCATCGTACCAGGGTGACGACCGCCTTGACCGTCAATTCGAGATTCTTGACCGCCTCAAACGTCCCAACAAAATCATGGGCTACTCTGCATTTATCCGCTATTGGATTCAATGTATGCAGCTTGGCGGACGGGCGTATATCTGGAATAACAAGTCTGAATTCAGCGGCGACTCACTCGAACTATGGCCAGTGCCCCCCAACGACGTAACCGTAAACCATAGCACTACGATATGGGGGCTAATCGATTCATTCACAATCGACATGGATGGAACGCCTAAGACGGTACCAGCCGAAGACATGATGTATACTTGGTATCATCACCCTCGCGATTTCATGGAGCCGTTGTCGCCGATGAAAGCCGCCGCCCGCGAGGTCGACCTTGAGAATGAGGGGCTAGGGTGGAACGTTCAGTTGATGGGCAACCAATCCAAGCCGCCCATGGGAATTGCACCCAAGGAATCGGAGAATCCTCTTACCGACAAGCAGGCGAAAGAGCTTGAAAAGGCTATCATCGCCAAGATTGGCGGCAAGGGTGGCGCTGGTAAGCCGCTTGTCTTCAGATGGCCGATGGATATCCAGGAGTTCGGATGGTCCCCAAATGAAATGGAGTGGCTTAAGGGCTTGCGCGAAATGGACCGGCGTATCGCCAACGTCTACAATTTTCCCGCCGAATTGCTTGGTATCGAAAAGACTTATGAGAACTTTGAGGTAGCAGAACGGGTGTTTTATGAGCAAGCCGTGTTGCCGCTGATGGAGCTTTTCGCCACTGAAATTAGCGTATGGGAAGCCAGCGACCTTGAAGCCGGTC